ACGGCCACGTTCCTGCATCTCTGCTTCTTCTGCCAATGCACGCGCACGGCCAATGTCCGGCTCCGGCGGAGGAGGTGGTGGTGGGGGTGGGGTTGGCATGGATGGGGTTAAAAAGCTCATACCTATCTCCTATTCATAAAGAACACCGCCGCCCTCAAGCAGCGTACCGGCAGCACCAGCGCGTTTTGCACGACGACGACGAGTTTTTTCACCTTCACCAAGCATGGCTGCATCAGCTTCTGGCGTAACTTCTGGCGTTACCTCTGGGGTAATAATGGTGGACGGCCCTTCTTCTGCACGCAAAGCTGCCGCACGCTCTTCTGCTGCTGCCAGTGTAGTTTCAACAAAAGGTAGTGACGCTCCACCCTTAGCGGTTTCTTTTGCGATTTCTGCGTATTCAGAACGGCCCGTGTAGTCGCCTTTTTCTGTAATCGTGCCAACGGTCAAAAAATCACCACTAGGGGTTTCAATCTTGACTGGGGTAGCGCCCTTTTCTAAAGCAGCAATCTGTCTCTCAAGGCTAACCCTGCCTAGTCCTCCAGCAATCCCCGGCAGCGTTCTATCAAGTCGGCCCTTCAACTCTGCCAACGACGCTTCGCGCTCATATTCCCTTTCAGCCGTAAGGCTGCCAACAGGTTGGTCAGGTTTCTGGGTTCGTTCAGCAATAGACGCAGCACGCTCTTGGCGCTTTGCTGTGAGCTTGTCAGGGTCCATAGTTGTGGTTGCCAGCCGGGCACCAGACGGGCCGGAAGGAATAGTGTAGCGCCCAGCCTCACCAGGCTTTGTTCCTGCCTTTGGTTTGATTGTTGCTGGCTGGCGGCTAACGCCCCCGCTGCTGCCACCACTTGTTGAACCGCCCATTATTTACTCCTACAGCGTGAAAGGGTTGTATTCCATTTGCGCAACCTGTTGTGGAGGTTTTCGCATGACCTCTCGATTCTCCAGGCCAACAGCGAGATAGCGGAAAGCGTCCGCAGCGTGACTCGTATAGTCATGTCGCGGGTGGTCTCTAAAAATCTTACGCTTCTCATCCCATTCCTGCCTGTACTGCCGGAGCATCTCCAAGCCTTCGCCGCATTTATCGCGGTCAAAATAGCACTTAGGTATTAACATACGAGCCGCATTAATACCATCTGCGACCTTCATCTTAGGTATAACACGAAATCTTAGACCTAGCGAATACGCAGTCTCAAGCCGTGACTTGCCGGAGCCAAGCTCCCGCACCTCAATGTCATGCGGTGCCAGATGGTCCCCGTAGGTGTATTCCTTCCTGTTCAGCACATCAGCGTAGTGGTCCAGCCCCACACCACTACTCTCATAATAATCTATTATATTAACAGCACCGCCACGGAAGACCTGCGCAAACCAGATGGCTGTCGAGTCGTTAATGCCCAAGTCCCAGGCCGTATGCACAGGATAAGCCGGGTCATATGGCACCCGCGTCACACGGCCATTGTCATCCGCATCACTCAGCAGCTTGCCGTAATACGCACCAATAATCGCCGCTGTGAACGAACACTCGTATTCCTGTTCGTACTGCTCCGGCGTCATCTGCGCCATAGCAGCTTCTAGTTCCTCCGGGCGTACAATCCCTGTGTCGCTGGCCTTGCAAATCTTGTAGTACCAGTCGCTGCTGCCTTCGGCTAACTGACTCTTGGCCGTCTCCAGCAAATCATAGAAATGATTGTGACCCGCCGGGGTTCCCAAAAAGCATGCCGACCCCTGCCTGTCAGACAGTGCCGGCCTGACAACCTCCCCCCATACCCTGGGGTTCTGCATGCCAAACTCGTCAAAGACACACTCATCCAAATATATTCCTCGAAGGGCGTCCGGGTTCTCAGCAGACAGCAGCATAATTCTGCCGCCGTTAGGAAAATCTGCGCGTAGCTCTGTCTCGTTGAATTGCACACCGGGGATAACTCCGGCATAAAACTTTACATAATCCCAAGCAATCCGCTTTGCCTGTGCGAAAGTAGGGGCCACAAAAGCCGTCCTCGGTCGAGGCAACGGGCAGGTCAGCGTCGTCTTGATTAACTGGTTCACTGCCCACACCGTCTTGCCGAAGCGGCGGTGCATTACCAACACGTTCCATCTCTTCAACTCCTTGTGCATGTCCTTCTGCAAAGGACGGGGCTTGTAGGGAATCTTGACATCCATCAGTCAGTCTCCCACAGGATACGCACCGTGCCGTCACTCACCTCGACGCCAGCACGATTCTTGGACTCACCGTATTGCTCAGGCATAGAGGTCTTGGCCCGCCAGCGCACGTGTTGCGCATAGTCTCGTAATATGTTGGGGTCATACCGCTTGTGTCCCTCCAGTGCGTTCAAATACATGCCGTCAAGCTCCTCCAGAGCCTTCTCAGCGCTCTCAGCCCTCGCCGTGTACACAGCCGCCCGAAACTCCTCATCGGCCCTCATACGCTTATATGCGCCCGCACGGGATATGCCCGCGCCTTCGCAAGCCTTCACCAAGCTATAGCCTTCGCTCAGTAGCTCAATGACCTTGGCTGTGTTTGCCTTTGTAATCTTGCCCATGCTTCCTCCGAGTGTGAGTGTGTAATGGTCAATTAATGGACTGTAAGGTCGGCCGCGCGTCCTGGGTGTGGCCGGTCTGCAACACTCCCCCCCTACCTTGTTGCGGTTATGCCACACTGTCTGTCACCGCGATGCAACACTGTGGCGGATATGTCACTGTTGCCCTGGCGCAGCACTGTTGCAGATATGCCACACTATATACATTGCCGCGTGTTGTTGTGTCTTCGCAGTGTGTAGTGACAGGCACAACCAACCATTGAACCATCCATCACACAACACAACACTGTCCTTATTCCCTCATCTATCCTGCCGCTGCTTTAGTATATACACGCTCCGCACATGGTCGTTTACTTTTTTTTGCTTTCCGTGCTTTTTTCTATTGACTAAGCGCAACCATTGCGCCATATGGGAATCATGTTCAACATCACTGGAGGGTGAAACAATGACAACCGAACAACTCAAATCAATGTCTGCATATGACTTGGCGATGGACCTTTACCAGAAGGCCATGTTTGCAAAGACGGTGCTTGGCGCGGAACATCTCGACCCTACCGACGTGCTGGCAATGCTGCAATTCATCATCGACACCGAAAACAACCAGGCGGCGCAATAGCGTCGCCAACCTTGGAGGGTTTCACAATGACACGCGATGAAGCAATCAAAGCAATAGTACACCTCGAAACAACCGCTGAATATTACTGTGCCGAGGGCAGCAAGCGTCAGCGCGACTATCTGACCGACGCATATGTTCTGCGCATGCAGCAACAGCCACCAGAGACGCGCAAGCTGTACCAACTGCAATCTGTCTTGCGCTATCGCCAAGCATAACCGCAAACATTGGAGGGTTTCACAATGTCATACGAATACGTTTACCGTAATGAGCCTATGTTTTGGGTTTACTATCGCGGCACTAGCAACGGCGCATATATCCGCGCCGCAAGCCACCAAGCTGCAAAGTGGATTTATGCCAAGGGCGAGGGCTTGGCATCTATCACTTACCTGCAATCCAAAAAGGCATAGGTCGAAACATGGCGCGGCAGTGTCGCGTCGTGTCTGCCGGTGGGTCCGGCACTGATGAGACCATCAGCAACGCCAACCTTGGAGGGTATAAAATGGCAATCACAACGAAACAGCGCAAGCTAATCGCAGACGGCTATGGCCGCCTGTATGGCCTCAACTTTGTCCGGTGGGAACATTACCGCGAAAGCCTGTTCAAGATAGAACGCGACTATGAGAAACAGCACCGGGCGGGCCAGTATGGCCGGGCGCATGGCATGACCATCACCGACGCGGCAAAGTATTTTGCAGTTAAGCATGTTCTCGACGCGCTGGAAAAGCCGGACCGGTACACGGTGGCGGATACCTTGCACATCAAAGCATCGGCAATCATGGCGCAAGCATTGGTGGCAGAATATAAGGACCGCATTGTGGAAATGTTCGACGGCTTTGACACCGAGGCATTCGCCGCGCTGGACTATTCAGAGATGGTCGCAGAGAAAGTGGAGGCTTAGACATGGACAACACCAGAACCAAACGCCGCCGCGAACCTGTCACGCCAGAACAGGACGCGGCCCGGAGAGTGTCACGCGCTCTTAGCTCAATGGCACATGCCGAGGCAGAACTGCATGAAAGCGGGCGCGTCAATTCCGCCCTGCTCGACTGGGCCATGGCAGACATTCGCAACGCAATGCGCCGTTGTGCGCTCTATGTGAAGGAAACGAAACAATGACCAAGCGAGAAATCATCTTCGACGTAGTGGCGGCCCTAACTATTGGCGGGCTGTTTATGTGGGGCTTTCTGACAGGCCCGGATGGCTGGGGCTGGCAAGTGATGGCTTGGCTGGCCGGCATAGAGTCATGAGCTGGCGGAGAAGGGTGGTTGAATTGCTACTTGAGAAAGAGCAAGCCGCCAAGGAATTGAAATGGCACCGGGCGCAGGTCCGAAAAATGTCCGCGAAAATGAGGCGGATAGGCCAGAAATTGAAAGAGGCCGACGACAAGGCGGGCTATGAAGCTAGGGCCAACAGAGAGGAGGCAGAGAAATGCACATCATAAACCAGAGCCAACGACGTGCCTTTGAGGAAGTACTACAGGCAGCGGGTGACATGCTGGACTTGATGGACGAGGCACCGCCTGACGTCTGGGACAAGGAATGGCGGGCCGCAGTCCGGGACAGCATCGACCGGGTGGGCTGGCTCATCAAAAGCCACAACATCTACATCAACAAGAAGGAGGACTAGAGAAGATGACTAAGTTTGACCCAAACAAAACATACAGCATTGGCTTATGGGACATGACGTTCTACGTCATTGACTGCGATACAGATGAGCCTGTCCGTAATAAAGATGGTTCTGTTGCTAAGTTTCGTGTGAATAACAACGACTACTCATATATTCCCGATGGATTAGACGTGGATGATTTGGAAGATGTGCAACCGATAGTGCATCTGTATAAAGGAGAATTTATAAGATGAAGACCTACAACATAACAATCCAAGCAACCGTGACTAAAACCATCACAGTGACAGCCGAAAGCATGAACAGCGCAGAGGAAACAGCACACGCACTGTTTGACATTGCCAACGATGGAGAGCCGGAGAAGTACGAACAAGACACCATCCGGGCAGAGCTTACAGAGAGGGAGGACTAGAAATGTTCATAATCGTGACAACGATGGCGTTCAAGCGCAGTTATGGCGAACCAAACTACCAGGACGACTACGAGCTGGCAGACACCATAGAGGAAGCGCAAGCCATCATAGAGAGGAAGCAAAAGAACAGCTATGTGCCGGGCGAATATAGCCTAGATAACTGGGCCATTGCCGAGGTGGTGGACGCATCAGAGCCGCACTGGATTGAGAAGAAGGAGGTATGGGGCAGTGACCGCTAATGACCTGAAACACAGGCGAGAAATGCTTGGCTATACGCAGCAGAGCTTTGCCGAACGACTAGGCTTGGCCAGGCGTACCGTCCAGTATTACGAAAGCGGTGAGCATGACATTCCGCGCACTGTGGAACTGGCGTTGCAAGCGTTGGAACTGGAACAAAAATAATTCTAAAAAAATCTCTGGCAATGTCATTGCTTAAGCAATGTCATTGCTGGGGCAGTACTGCAACAGCAATGACTCGGCCATGTATTTTTTAGAAATAGATTTGTTTTGCTTCTGTGACAGCAATGACACTGCGGCAACAATGACACGGCAGTTACATGTCTGCCGCGTGACAATGAGGAACTCAAATATCACATTTCAAAACGTCTGTAAAGAGGAGGACACAAGCAATGATTATTTACCTAGCGACCAACACCGTGAACGGTATGCAGTATGTTGGCCTAACCCGCCGGTCCGCGATTGAGCGCCGGATATTTGAACATAAATCATCATCTCGGCGTGGTGTGGGAAGGGAAAACACTTTAGCCCACGCAATGCGCCTGCACGGTGAGGACGCCTTTTCATTTAGGATTATACAAAGAGTTGAAAGCTTGGAGGCTCTGGCGGCAGCAGAAAGGTATTGGATAAAAAAGCTAAACACATCTTGGCCAAGTGGGTACAACGTAAAGCCGGGGGGCTGTCACTCAGACCCGCTGACAACAGGCAAAAAATATACCGTTGATGGCGTGGTGTATTACGGGTGCGGGCAGTTGGGTGACGCCTTCGGTATTGACCCAAGAACCATACGAGCGCGACTGGAAAGGCATGGGTGGACACTGCGCCAAGCGGTAGGCTTGGACAACCCGCCTCAAAACAGGAATGGAAACCCAAAGGTTTTCAAGCCAGTCACGTTCCGGGGCAAAAGATATGAAAGCCGCACCGCGCTTTGCAGGGCTTACAACGTCACACCATCCACCTTTGAGGCTAGAACACTTAAATACGGCTGGACCATCGAACAGGCGTTAGGCTTGGCAGCTAGGGAAAAGCCATACACCAAGCCGCTTAAAAAGGTTGTCGTCTTCGGGCAGACATACCGCTGCCTAACGGACGCGGCAAAGGCTTTTAATCAAAACTTCAAAACCGTTCACACTAGACTTTCAAATGGATGGAGCATGGAAGAAGCCTTGCAAGGCAGCAGGGGTTCTGTTTGCCC